GGCCAACTTTCTGCGCCGACTGTGTTTGTATATTCAATAGTAACATTATCAGTAGAATTAGCGTCAACATTAACCGCAATTTTAGGCCCAAACCTATCAAATTCAGCAATGTAATCGCCCACATAAACTGTTTGAATTGCAATTGCGCTGGTAGGCAATTGATATAATCCCGTCCACGGTACAGGTGGTGTTTCTACTAATCTTGAAAGTATGTCTCTGTCTCTGGCAAATCGCCAAGGATAGGCTGACAATTCATCTTCCAGTATGTCAGAATACAATCTGTTAATTGTTTTTGCAGGAAGTGTTTGTTCTGTAAACGATCCAATAGACGGAACGCCTAATTGCGCTAATGCAGCGTTAGCTACTTTTAAAGACGAATTTGAAACTGATAATGGCGTGACGGTCATTTCAAATCCTTTGTATAAGCAAGAGAGGCGGGGGGGAGGAAACCCGCCTCTCTATTGTTTAGCCAGCCCAGTCTGCCACCAGCACTGACTGAACTATTTAGGAAGGCGCAGGAGACAAAGTAGATACTTTGAGCATAGCTGTGTCTTCGATAACTTTTGCGCCAAGCGACATTGAAGAAACGCACGACCAAGCAGAACGAGTATTCTCGTAATCCCAAATTGTGCTAATTTCTTTATTAATGCCGTGACCAATTGCAGTACGGTGCCATGCAAGGTTAGTTGCAACGTTAGTTGCAGATACGCCGTGTGCAATATTTGGGAGAGGCATCCAAAGAGTACCCATCCAGAATTTTGCAGTAAGCGATCCCTTAAAAGGCAAGTTTTCTGCGCTGACATAATCAGCGTTTGCAAACTCGTTTACTTGCAGGAATTGCGCCCATGCGTAGGGGTGCAGCGCACAAAAACGATTGCCATCGTCAGGCACTTCGTTAACTGAAAATTTGGTTATAACAGACATTGCTGTGTTAAAATCAAACACGCCTGTAGCATCACCAGCATCAGCAGAGTTTGCGCCAGTAGTCATTGCAGCAATCAAAACTTCGTCTGTTTTTTTACCAAGTGCAGCCGCGTGAGCAGCAGCATGTGCGCCTTTTTCATCAATGTTCTCTTTAAGCATGTCGAGATCATCAATAAGTGTTGGCACATAATAGTCTGCCATAGTTGCAGATACTTTGCTGTGCGCTGGATCAAGAAACGTGTGTTCAGCGTTTCTAGTTTTAGATTGCGCTGCCAAAGTACCAAACTTTTGGAAATGCACAGTTGAACCTTGCACAGTACCTTTGCGAGTAGTGTTGGCTAGACGAGAACCCATTTGACGATACAGCATGTGTACGTCTGCATTATATTCTTCAATAAATGCGTTAGAGATTGTAGATGCCATTTGATTTGCCTCAGTTGAATTACAGGAACAAAGCGGGTGTTCCTCAAATCAACATCGCGGGTATTCCATACGGAGCCGTTTGCGATCTTTGGGGCCGACAGACGTACGGCTGCGCTTTTACATTTTTAAAGTCAACTCCTGCGCCTGTAAAACTTACCTACGTCATTAAAACCCATGCGCTCGTAAAACTTTCCCGTTCTTTCCGCAGTAATGCCAGTAGATATGCCAAGGCTTATAACTTTAGCACCTTTTGCTTTTGACCATTCCTCAAAAGCTTTTATTAGTCTCATTGCTGCGCTACTTCCTCTGTAAAAAGGCGTAACATACAATGTTAAATCAGACGCCAGTAAATCTTTGCCAAACCAATGCTCACAAATTAAACCAACAAAAAGTCCAACAACATCATTATGTTTGTCTATTGCAACAAAGCCACAAAAATTATCTTGCTGAATTTGTTGCCAAACAGCCATCATTTTGTTTTCGTCAAAATCTAAATCACGAAAATACCCTTCTTGATGCAATTGCATTCCAAGAACAGTACAAGCGCCTACATCTTCTGGACGCATTTCTCTTACAATCAAAGTCCTTGTTGCTTTGAAAAGAGTTCCCAATTACGGCGCACCATAGCCGTGTATTCAGAGTTGTCTCCAAATCTAGGATCAGCTTGCATTTCTCTTATGCTTTCGCGGGTCAAAGCTTTGTTTTGCGGCTGTGTTTGAATATCATCGGGCGCATATCCGCGATCCGCGTTTTTATTCATCATGTATTCAAAAAACTCGACGCCACTTGCGTCCGTCATAATATTAGACACTTTTTGAAAATGCTTTTCGTCAACGTTAGCAGATACCCATTTATTGACTTTATCAATTCTGTTGTTGGCGTTTTCGCCTAGCTTTTCAATTTCAGCGTCATAGCTAACTTGAGTTTTTTGATAAACGTCAGAAATAAGGCTTTTAAAAGCATCTTCTCCAACATTGTTGGTTTTAGCCCATTCTCGTAAAGTTTTGTCTACTTCTTCTGGTGGAGATTCAAAACCTTCGGGGTACGCATAGCCATCAAGGTCTTCTGGTACGCCAAGAGACTTTGCGTAATCTGACGCAGCTTCCGCTTTGACTTCTTCACGCAAATCATCTGTTTTCTTTGAATACGCCCCGTATAATTCGTTATACGCTTTGGCTTGATCTTCGGGCGAATTAAATTTCTCCAATAGCCAATCTGGACGAGAACCTTCTTCCGATGCGGGTGCTTCCGCATCGGGCTGGAACATCGACCCAGTATCTTGTGATGTTTCTTCTGAGGTAGTGGCAGCTTCTTCAGTCATTTATTTTCCCTTGGGTTTGGTTTTACGTCTGTGATCAAGAATGCCAGCTAAACGCCTCATGCCTTCTTGCATTCGTAATTCTGCATCTGTGCAGGACGGGTGCATTATGGCATTAATGGATATGGATTTAATGTAATCCATAACAGCGTCACCATCATCGGTATTTAGAACGTTTCGGCAGACAACGTTTATTTGTTCTTCGGCTTTAGGGGAGCGAACATAACCATCGACAGAATTTTCAGCCAGTGATCGAACTTCCTCAATTTTTCGCTTAACGGCGTGTTGGCTCAATAGCCTTTACCGCCACCGCTTTTGCCGCCTTTTTTAACTGGTTTTTTCTTCATTGCATTAATCCTTGTGGGTTTGCTGCTTCTTGTTGTTCTATTTGCGCTTGCTGCATCATTTCGGCTTGCGCTTGCATAGCTTGCATTATTTCATCACCAGATTTATAAAGCTTGGTTTCCAAGCCCATACGTTCCTGCATCCAAGTATGAAGTTCTGGCATGTTATACATTTGCGTTGCTGTTTGAGGCCCAAACACCTGTGCGCGTATTTGAAAATCTTGCATTAGCTTTTGCACATCTTGACCGTGTTGGGCTTGTGCTAATGGAGATATTGCTCTGATTTGAATAGCGCGACCATTTACTACTGGTAACTGAATATCGCCGCGTTTTTCTAAAATGTACAACGCTCTACGCATGTAAGGCTGAATAAACTCATAAAACACCCGCGCAAATCCAGAGGAAGTGCGGTGAGCCAAATCAGCCATACGCTCAGATACTTCGTAAGCTGTAGCTGGTGTTTTGTTTGGATCAGACAACATATCATTATACATGGCGCGTTTAATGTTTAGACGTTGATCGCCTAACACTACGTCCTGCATGTTGAAATTACCTGTGCTTCCAGTAATTGGCTCAAGTCCACGCGATCCAATTTCCTTGGTAATTATAGTCCCTGGCAACAATGAAATATTGTCAGCATTTACTGTGCCTTCGTTGTCTGTTTGGTACATGCCAACAATCGACATTGCTGCATTTTCCAAAATCATTTCGACCATTAGGTTTGTAGTTCTAATGGCCCCCATTGCATTAAGCAGTGGACCACGCCCCCAAGTTTCTCCAGCGGCTGTAGACCAACGAAATGCAATAAACGGATTTGCTCCTGCGCCTTCCATTTTGCGAGATTGCAGAATTTCACTATGATTTTCGCACACAACAACACTGTAATAACATTCTTTGTCTGTATTGGTGTAATCGCGATATGTGTATTCAATAATATCCAGTTCTTTATCTGCACTGTCAGATATATCAGAATACGTTTTCATCATATCTTCGCGCTTCATATCAGGATAGCGCATGGGCAAATGTTGGGCTTTAACTTTATTGCACCGATACACACCGCCAATCATATCGTCAGCGCCACGCTCAAGATAAACGTCTGTTATTGGTATGGCTCTGTGATGAAACGCAGAATCTCCTGTACCTTCTTCAAACAAAAGAACGCCTGTAGAAATAGCCATATCGTGTAGGCTTTCCGCAGTTTCTTGAGCAAAGTTAGAGTTCCAAATTTCTTCAAATACAAACTTGTTAATTTCGTCTAAATCACGATCTACAGCTTTTTTATCTCTGGGATCAATCATTGAAGACGCATCAAGTTTAACAAACTCAGTAAACGGCGGCATTAGGCCAGCTTGCATTCTGGACACAAATTCTGACACTGCATTAGCGCCAGTTTCGTCAAATATGTCTTCTGCTTTGTCTACTGGATTAAGATTATAAAAACGTTTGCGCGCTGGCATAGTTAGACGCAAAGCATCGTCGTATAGACCTTCTAGTCTTTGCCGTTCATGTTTTGCATGATTGCGGCGTTCTACGATTGTTTTAGCGTCCATTATTTAATTTATCCTGTAGAAAAAAATGATCTGCCAGCAAACAAGCCACCACCGCCTTTAAATTTACTGCTTGTATTCATAGCGCCGCGCCGAGACGCATATTCTTCGTTTCTGGCTGATACGGCTGCTGAACTAGATTTAGCTGATTCACCCGCTGCAACTTTTTTAGTTTCTGCTGACGCTTTTTCTGCTGCCGCTTGCTGGCGATTAGCTGTTTTTTTAGATTGCTTTACTGAATGAATTGTAGCTGCGCCAGTCATAGCGGTAGCTATTGCCATCAGTGTAATAGGTTCCATGCCCATAACATTGCCCTCAAAGTTAACACAGTTATCGGGACGCTTCGCTTATCAGGGCTTTAAGTCAAGCCTATCTACCTCTGGAAAGAATAGACTGCCTGTTTTGCTGTCTAGCGGTCATAGAACTGCCGCGATTAAACAGGTTTTGCTTTCTGTCTGCTTGAATAGATGGTTTGGCGTGGGGATTACGCCCAATGATTTTCTTGCCGTAGCCCATACGCAAAAACATGTATTGCTCTGCATCGCTAATGTGGCTGTAAATTGATTTTTTGTCGATTTCTTCCCGATCTTTAAGATAAGAATACCCGCCTTTTTTGGCGTTTAGCAAATACGTGCAATTTGGAGATATAAAATACGCTGGTCTTCCGTCTATAAGTGTATTTAGCTGAGTTTCTACAGCCCCGACACGAATAATAGGATCATTAGACCAAGCTGGCTGAACATCTAGTCCTGCTGCTTTAAATACTTGGTATGGCGTAACGCTATCGGTTGTAGCGCGGTCTTCGCCACGCGGATCGCCTGTCATTACAATAGGGTATCCGTAATAATGCTCTTTGATGTGATTGCTAAGAAGATCAGCAAACTGTTTGGCATTTGTATCTCTTGTTACCAGTTCGTCAAAAACCCGTACTTGGCCCCTTACATCCTGACCAAATGACGCCGCTGGAGTTAATCCAAAGTCCACACCTATATGAATAGGCAAGCCTTCTGTTGCACCAAATTGCTCGTCGGCAACGTGCATTTTTTCAGAAAAGCCGCGATATACAGGACGCCCAGCAAATATGCGTCCAATATTGTTTTGCAGCATATTTCTAATCCAATCGCGGGTCTGTCCGTGAAGTAGATCAGTGTAATACGTTACATCTGTAAATTTAGCGTTTTCCCTGTCTGGATTTAATTCATATCCAACCAATTCACCGCTTGGCCCAAACTTATCTACCACCGCTGGCGGCTGAGTCATAAATGTCCAGTTTTCGGGCTTTATAAGCGTAAGCCTGTCATCTTCTGTCATCCAATCTGGCGCCTCTGCCTGACCAGACATAATAGCCCACCAGTGTTCTTCGTGAGGCGCGTTTGTGTCCATAATCACACAGGAACGTGTCGGACCCCCTTCAATCATGCGGGGGTATCGCTTTACTCTAGAAATTGCGGCAGTTACGATTTCACGGCTAAGTTCACGCGCCTCGTTTATCCATATAGCAGTAAACTCAAACGACAGCAATTTTCTAACGTCTTCATCGCGATCTAAAGCCAAGAACCAAACCTCGGCTTCAAGATCAATTTCTGGAATGCGAATATCTTGGCGAAACGGCGCTCTCCACCTTACTTTGCCAAAATCATTCTCAGGAAGCCAATCCAACCACGTTTTCATAGTTGTTGTTTCTAATTGCGGCGTAGTATTACGAATTACGCCCAATCTAAACTTGCGTGGCCCAGTTTTCTGGCCTGTTTTTAGATTAATGCTGCGTTCTTGTCCCAGCATTAATCTTAAACACTCAATTACACAGCACACAGACTTTCCAGAGCCAATTGGCCCCTGCAATCCGCGAACAAATGACGGATCAGACATAAATTTTACAATAGTCTGCCCGTCTGGTGTGTAATTTACGTCGACCAAGCCATTAATCCCATTATTGCTACTACAGCGTTCATAGCTAAAACGCATTGAAGTACATCCAGCCTAGACTTGTGCTTTTTTTGCAGACTTTGCAGCTTTTTTTTGTAGTAAACTTCTTCTGCGCTGACACAAATTACGGCGTTTTTTCTTAATTCACTTAAAGATCGGTGAATAAAGCGCACATCTTCGGCATCTAGTTCAAAACCAGCTTTAAAATGGCTGGCTACCTCAATTCTCTCAGAAAGAGTTAAGGCTTTGTCAGTTACGTCAATCATGGCAGTGATCATCCTGTAAGTTGAAACAAATAATTAGTATGTTTCAAATTACTGGTGGGGCTATTGGCCCATTCGCCCAGACAGTCGTTGCGCCTGATGCTGTTACAGAGGGTGTGGTAAGCGAAGCAGATGCAAACATAGATTGTATTAATTGATTTGCCTTTGATCCAGACCTCTGACCGCACAAAACGTAAACCACGTTTCTTTTTTCAGTCGGAAAAGGCGATGTAAACTTTTTCATCTCAAACCTGATCTTGTTGCTCTAAGCCTGTTGCGCTGCAATTCCTTTTTCTGCGCGTCAGTCAACATGGCCATTAATTTTCTAGGCGCACCGCGAGTAACTTTAACCTCATGCCCTGATGCTCTAACGCACCAAAAACCATCCAGATCAAAAAACCCACCCCCCACTTTAAACAAACACCCGTTAGGCAAACGATCTGTTTTTGCGGAAGTCTTTATGCCTTCCTTTCTAGTCTCAATGCTTTCTTCGTATTTCACACGCTTAACTAACTGACGATCTCCGCGCACAGACATAGCAGGAGGCAAAGATACTCCGCGCTTTTGCTGGGGAATAGATACGGTCTTGTTAGAAAAGAATGTCATTCAGCCATTTCCGCACCTAAAGCCAAATAGCCCATGCCGTCACGATTACTGTCTTCGTGATACCCATTCATCAGCCGACTAACCTTTAACAAAAACAACATATAAGTTACGTCATACGGCGTAAATTCCGTCCCCTTATACATAGTCCACAATTTAGCTATCTTACCAAAGCTCTCGTCAGGTGATCCGTAAGTTGTTTGCCGCGGCCCAGTAATTAATGCCGCAGCCTCCATTAAAGCCTGCTCACCCTTATTCGGCATCTTGTTCATCCAAAAACCTCAACTTCTTTTCGTAAAATGGATTGTCCTCAGATCGGGCCAAATCTCGACGCTCCTTAGCGTTCTCCTGATGTTCAGCACAAACCCACATATAACCTTGCCTCTTTAACGGTATGTCCTCAGAGCGCCCACCGTAACCAATTCCAAATGGTGCTGGCTTTCCACAGAATAAACATAAATAACTCTTGGGCTGCATTTTATACGGGCTTGTCGGGTCACAGGGTAATTGCTTCGCTTTTTCCCCCCGTACCCCCTTTAGCTCTCTCCCTGTATATCTGTTTCTTCCTCAACTAACTTCTGTCCATCAATCACTATGCCTGTGTCCGCACTGTTTAAATTAATGGATATGTTCACATCCCTATTACCTGTGCTTGCTTCCACCGCTGTAGCCTCGCCAGTGTAGCCTGCTCTATCCAGCAAGTCCGCTGCTGCTAACTGCCTGACGTTCTCTGATCTGGCACTGGTAGCCAAGCTAACCATGGTCTGTAAGCCTACTCTGGCTCCATCCAGTAGGTGTTGCCTGATTGCTACTTGAACCCCAGCCTTACCTCTATCTGATCTCAAGAAGTGCGAACATGTTGATCTTCCAGCATAACCGCACTCTTTGGCTATCTCGTCTATGTTCAAAGTGGATGTTGCGCGTAATGTAATAGCTAAAGACTGTCTTGCGTCTAACTGCTCGCCATCTGGCAGTGTTAATGGCGTGATTTCATCTAATGTAATAAGATCGTTCATGCGTCGATGTTAAGTCCAAGTAAGTGAGCTTTATATGCCGCGTCGGTGCTCGTTATTGTCACTTGTTCGCTTTGCTTAGCGTTCGATCCTCAATGGTGTGGCCTCCGGCCCCCAAACCCCCGGTAGAGAAGGGTATCGGCCACATCATGTTGCGTGTCAATATGGCAATTTTACCACATGTAGGTAAACTGAATGGAAACCGTTGATTGATTCACATAGGACATAAGTTCGTCGTATTTATTCTCAGCAATTGCTTATGGGCAATGGCCGCTCTGTCATCAAAGACTAAGCCGAACTATGTCCGTCTTATCCCTGCGGGTGACTGCCACTATTGCGGGCTTGTTGCTGCAATAGCATTCCCTCTGACAAGCTGGCTCGGCCTGACGGTCTTCAAACCGCGTCCTTTTTTACGCGTAGACACGCTTTATGTAAAAAACTCCAAGCTAGGCCAGTGAAGATTTTGCTACTCAAAATCGACCTGTTTGAAGATTGTTCCCTGTGTCCAGTAGGGCACAGTTAACAACCTCGTCTCAGCTTGGTCAGACTCACCGTTCCCTTGGGCCTCTCATCTACCGCGTGAGGCACCGTCACGGAGGCCCAAGTATCACTATGAAGCATATGCGTTGATACATTGGGCTGATTGCGCAGACGCGACCCCCGCCTATTAGTGTTCTTGCTACCATCCTCGCTTCGCTGCGGGTGGCGAACACAGGCGGTGCGGCGCAGAGCGCCTTATAATGAGTGAATTGAATATCTGCTTACAACTCTTTCGGAGTTGAGGCGCAGATGGCTTTTTTACTAGCCATAAAAAAAAGCCAGTTCAATCCACCCACACACACACATCATTGGATTATTACCTCCGGTATGGCCCGTATTTCTGTAAAAATCAAAGTGCCGCGATTTTTTAAGAACATTTTTACTTGTTTAGATTAAAAATAGCTTGCTGAGCCGTGAAGAACGGCTTTGATTTGCGTGTGATGCCGCACATTTCGCCAGCAAAAAGCTGGGTGAAATGATTGGCGATCCCCCTTTCCAGAAATCCTGAGTGATTGCGGATGCAACATTCACAATAATGTGGGTGTTGTTTTGAAAGGTTATGTTATGAATTTGTTCACGTTTAAGAAATACCCGTTGCTTTCAACGTTTGTCAAAATTGAACTTACAGCGTTAGCTATCGTCGTTGTTCTGTTTCTTATCGTTGCTGGTCTTGCATTAGCACCGCTGCGCCTACTGGCACTTGGTATTGATATATCATTCAATGCCGCTTTGCCTCACGTTAAATCAGCGTTGCAGTATCGTCCCTCTTTCAAGCGGGGTCGTTCATAATGACTTACAATATTGTTTATGAAGTACGTTATTTTAACCGTCATGGTTTTAAATATCACACTAAGTCTTTTGACTGTAATCACGAAGCTGAACGTTTCTTCCAGCTGAATACTGAAATAGCTGGAAAGCTTGTTGATAAGGTTCAAGATACCGATCACGGTCTTCCGACTTACATCGACAATATTGCAATTGATGATCGCACAGGTGAATCATTTGCAACCGTAGCGAGTTGGACTCACAAATCGCACGAATTTCCTAATACATGGCATGAGTTTTTCAATGGATGACACTCACGCAAAAGCATACGCGACTGATGAAGAACTCATTGATCTTCTTCGACGCAATGACGGTGACGTGGGCGATATGTTTCGCCCCGTTATCGAACCCACCATTACATTTAAATCTCGGCCCAAACCCAACACTTGGGCTGATGATCCAGACTTCGACAAAGAGCCTGCTGATTGGTTTGCTGAACAATTTAATCTTTGGAACGAATGAAAGGACACTAAATGATCGTCAAATCATCAAGCTGGATAGCAAAAATGCCGTTTAAGTTTCTGCTGATCCTTCCAGTTCGTATGGGGTTAGACACAACCTCATATGTAAAAATATCAATAAAATAAATTGGCTAGTTGATCGGCAAACAGCAGATCAAGGGGGGCGCTACGCTGACCCCTTGACTACTGGTTTGCTCGATCACTCAGCCTGTTTGTTACTAAATCAACTTAAATCTTAATCAAAAAGGAAGCCAACCATGGCACGTAAAACTATAGCATCTTTAGAGCAAACAATCGTCGAACTTGAGTCTAAGTTAAACAATTCGCAACTTACTATTGCGTCAAGAATGTCATCAATCACTACACTTCAAGATAAGAACGGTGTGCTTGTTGCTGACAACAGAAATCAAGCTATTCGTTTGGAAAATGCAGAAATCTTTTTCCACAAACAAAAATCAGTAATTGCAGCTTTAGAAACTGAAATCGGAGTTCAAAAAGCAAAAGTCACTGCTGCAAATGACGCAACAACGTCGATGGACATAAACTCTGCGTTTGATTCTATTGCAGATTATATGAACCAACGTGGCTGGGGATGGGATCGTGATCTTGTCCCGCCACGCATGGGCAACATCAACACATTGGCATTCAGTCAAGGCCAGGTACTTAACAAGTTCTGTTATGCACTTTCTGACGTTGCTGTTGGTGCCAACGAATATCATCAAAAGCTTGCTCAAAAGATTGTTGTTCGCGTTACAGAAGAAGGCACTTCACACGGCGGTCAGACATTAGAAAACCTGACAGGCCAAGCAGAACGCGCATACAATCAGCGTCTAGCTTGTGACGAGTTGCTAGAAGCAGCTATGGACGCTCACGAAAAAGCACTTGAGCGTAAATTCGATGTAACGTCTGCCAAGGCTAACATCACCGCTCGTCGTGCAAAATATCAAGACGATCAGCCACAAGTTAATCAAAAAGAAGCTACTAAATCTGACCTTATGGCACGGATTAAAAATGCTGGCATCGATCTACCAGAAAGCACACCACCAGTAACTAGCGACCCTCGTATGGAGGAAGCACCTGAGTTTGCAAAGCTGGATACGGACGATGATAAAATTGCTGATTATCTTAACGGTATCAAAAGCAACGCACCCTCTGCGGAACTTAATACCAACGGCATCCAGACCTCCATGCAGGATGTAGCCGACATGGAAGATGGTCACACACACCTTACAGAACAGAAAGGAGACAGTGTACTTGCAGCAATCGCAGCAGATGGCATCTCTACTAGAGCCGCCTAAAAACCCTGACGATTATACCCGTTGTCCTCAATGCGAGGGCAGCGGGTTTTGCTATTCAGATGTGGTGCGTGGAACGTGCCTCTCAGACGCAGAACCAGACGTCAAATTCGGACATTGTGACCTGTGTCTAGGATTGGGCGAACTGGAGAAAGAATAGAAAGGATGGTGATCTAAATCTACTGACAGAGTTCGCTCGGTCGGTCAGTCGGCACAAGGGCTTCGCTTCGCTACGCCCTTGCGCCTCCTTCCCTCCCTCGCTCTGAGCGCAAAAGCGCCCCAACAGCAAAGGAAACACATGCAAAACCCATATCCAAAAGATTATGGCATTAAATTAAGTCACGCTGTCTGGACTAAAGAAATTACGTGGCACGACATTAAAATTAAAATTTTGTTCAACGAAAGCGGGTGTGGTTATCCAATTATGGAACACATCGAAATTAGAACTAAAAATAAACAAAAATTACCAATCACAGACACAGGGTGTTTATCTCATTTTGTACCTTGGACAATAATAGAACCTTACGGCGATGCTGTTGGGTTTATTAAAGCATGGCTTGACGATGCTTCAACCAAAAAATCTTGGCAAAAACACGTCAAAAATTCCCGTCAACTCACATTGTTCTAAGAAAGGAACAACATGAACTTTTACATCAATACACCAACCGCTGAACTAACAATAAGATCCGATAAAAATTCACCTGAGAAATTTTCTTTGCATGGTGTTGAAACAGTACATTTTGCTCAAACAAGACGTTTTGGCAAACGTTGCTCTGTAACTGATTTAGTTATTACCGATGAAGACGGTGATAAAATCACAATCACACTTTTTAACAATACAGCAGAAGGTGTGCAGTTTGTTCCAGAAGCAAAAAACATTCTTGCATCAAAAATCAAACTAGAAGGAAATGTTGAATGAAAATCGACACAGACATTAAAGAACCCCGTATTAACAGGGTTCAAAAAGAAATTGCCGACAAATTTATCATTATGATGAAGGAAAACGGCATTAAATGGACAGCACGTTGGGCGCAGCCACGTCCCTGTCAAAACGCCATAACTGGTCATGTTTATACAGGCTCAAACGTTCTTACAACAGCAATTGCTATGATGGAAAACGGCTGGGATGATCCAAGATTTTTAACAATTCCAGCATCCAGAAAGATCGGTGCTGGTAATGTAATAAAGGGCTCAAAATCGACGCCTATTTGTTTCTTTACAGTTGTTGAAGATAAAAACGATCCGACTAAAAAATACCCACGATATAAAGTCTACAACGGCTTTAACGTAGCTCAATTCACTTCAATTGATGAAAGTCAGCTTGTTCCGCTTAACGAGCATCATCCATCAATTCATATTCGCAGTAGAAACATTGACAGCTTTCTAGATCGTGCAGGAGTAAACATTGTTAAATCTCAATCGGCTTTTTACACTCGCGCAACCGATAAAATTGGTATGCCTGACCCCACCACGTTTCTTGATACGGATGACGCAACAGCTTCGGAAAATTATTACTCGACGCTTTTGCATGAAACCATCCACTACACAGGTCCATCAAATCGCATGGATCGCGGATGTTTCAAAGAGTATCACAACTCAAAAGCAGCAAGAGCAGAAGAAGAACTCATCGCAGAAATTGGGTCCGTATTTCTCGGCTCAATATTTGGAATACAACACACCCCTAGAGAGGACAACGTTGCCTACGTCCAAAGCTGGATCAAAAACCTTGAAAATAAACCTTCAACGGTTTTTTCAGCGGCTGCTGAAGCTAACAAAGCTATAGAATGGTTTCAAAACTGTCCACATATGGTGCAAGCCGCTTGATAAGTTATATCACAATTATACTTGACAGGTATAATAGGTAAATGTTCTTTATGTTTTTAATACATAAAAATGTAAACTACCTATGAGGCTGGGGGAAATAATGAGTGAGATCGTTAAGAACACTTATTGACGCATTGTCAGATCATAATTTGACAACGCAAGCAAACATTGTCTTTAGTAAAACTTCAGAAGGTGAAAAAATCACAATAACTTTTGAAAAACGAAATCAACGTGTCAACGATGATGAAGTAGATCAATGGTTTGAGGACAATGGCAAAGATAACAATTAAACATATTCACAAAGTTCGCAAAAAATTAGCGAATGGAAAAACTGCTGAATATCATTATCTTTACAGAGGCGGCACTCGTTTCTGGTCTTCATCTGACAAAGTGCAACTTGGTGGGCCAATTTATTTTGAACTTTATCAAGAAGCTTTACAGAACATTTCTCCAGCTAAAGGCAAATTCAGAGAAATAGTAATTTCATTTCTCAACACACCTGAGTTTAAAAAACTTGCTGAACGTACTCAAAAAGACATTAAAGAATCTGTATTCCATAAAAACGGGATTGATACTAAATTTGGTGACGCTCCTATACAAGCATTTAATGATCCTCGTATACGCAAACAAGTTTATGCGTGGCGTGACAGCATAGCTAAAGCATCTAAAGGTGATGGCTTTGTGCAAGCAGATACTCGTATTGGTCATCTTGCTCAAATTGTCACTTGGGCATTAGATCGCGGTTGGCTTGTTCAACATCATTTGCAAAAAGTTAAAAAATTATATTCGTCTGACAGATCAGAAATTATCTGGACAGAAACAGAAATTAATGAATTTTGCGCGATAGCGCCCCAATGGTTAAAAAGAGTTCTTATTGTAGCAACGGAAACTGGATTGCGCCCAGGCGATTTACACCAGCTTAACCGTAGCCACATAAAAGATACTAGAATTATTCTACGCGCTCAAAAAAATGGGCGAATGGTATCAATTCCAATAACAAATAAATTAAGATTAACATTGGACGAAACTCCGTCCGATCAATTTCAGATTTTAGTTGGTGCTAGAGGCTTGCCATTAAAAAAAGCAAATCAATTTGGTCAAAAACTTGGTGAATGGAAAAAAAACCACACCAATATAAGACCAGAACTGCATTTGTATGACGCAAGAGGCACAGCAGCTACAAAATTGTTTGCTGCTGGCGTGTCATTGTCTGATCTTGCGCTATTTATGGGCTGGTCAGTACAGCACGCAGCTAAAATGGTAGAAATTTATTGTTCACTGCATCCACAAGGCAACGACAATATTTTAATCAAATTACAACAACACCCAAATACATGATTCGACTTCAAGCTGTATAAAGTAGCCGCTACGCTAGACTACTTGACACATCTTTAAGCCTTCATCATTGTAAACTGTAGTGTAAACTACAAAAAAGTTTGATTTCTAAAAGCCTAAAATAGTCAATGAAATCAATGGCTGGGGTGGTAGGATTCGAACCTACGGTACACGCTACCAAAAAGCGTACAAGTTAATTGTTTACAAAGAATAAATTAGTAAACTATACTTGTTTTAAGCCAATATAAATCAATAACCTACATCACCAATGTAAACTGTGGACAAGACAAATGCCTTTAGTTGAACGTTATAATTTTGATCCAAGAATAAGTTATTTAGATCGCTCAACTAAAGCTAAAGTTGCGTGTGCAGTTAAACCATCGAAAGGAAAAATCACCCTTCCAGATACAGATTTTATGGAAGTTCCAACTTATGAACTTTTAGAAAAGAAAAACAAAAAAATAACAGATTTGCAATTTCGCATTGCGACTTTGGAATCTGAAAAAATTAAAGCAATGGACAAACTGGCTGATCAAGCCAACGAATTGTTTTACTTAAAATGTGGACATAAATAATGTCTCCTACTCAGCGATCATTAAAGTACCTTCGGGCGCTTGGATACCATTGCGCGATTGTCGAGCGATGGAACCATCACACAAAAATAAGACAAGATTTGTTTGGATTTGCTGATTTGCTTTGCATCAAAGAGGGTTTCTCCCCTCTCCTAGTGCAAGTCACCAGCAGCGGGTGGTCTTCTCGCATTCGTAAAATACAAGCAGAGCCATTGTCTAAACTTGCGCTGGCTAGTGGCTTTGAGATTGAAGTTCACGGCTGGCGCAAACTTAAAACCAACAAAAATAAAATGACAATAAAGATCATTCCAATAACGAAAGACGTTCTTAATGAGTTTCAAAACATTCAAAGCAATAGCGGAGCAAACAACTTTGATGCCGTTTCAAAAGCTAGTTTTGTTCCAGCTATGTAGTTTTAAAAATACTAATACAAGTCAATGCAACCCTAGCCCCGAAAGGATAGCTTACTACACTCAATTATCTGCCCACCAAGTTCGAAAAATCCTAAAAGATTTACTAGAACAAAACGTGATCAGTCGCGCAGCAATTGGTTATGAAATTAACATTGATACATCTCATTCTGGACTAAACATCGTCCCTAATAATTGGTGGCCTGAGAATGAAAGTGTCGATGCTCTTTTAGAATCTTACCCGCACCACAACTTTGATATGGAGGAAGCCGTTAGTGACTTTATCTCATTCTGCCATGAACAATCAATCGGACTTGCGCCCGAACGAATTGATAGCGCATTCGTCAAAAACATCAGTCAAATCCTCGACCATCGAAAAGAGGGCCGAGTTCAAATTAAACCTCCGAGCAAAAAATCAGAAAGTGATTTCATCAATTCTTTCCTCTCTTGAGGCTGTAAAAACTGATGTATTTTCTTACGCTGAAACGTTAGACATTCAGCACAAAACAAACACCTGGCATTTAGGTAAATTTGGCAATGTAAATTGGCATATTCCTAAACGTCTTGATCCAGTAAGACTACAATCTGCAATCGACGCTGTTACGCCCATTTACACCGATAACATGGGTGTGAGGCAGTCTCTTATAGAGTTGTGGCTTGTTACAGGCCATGAGCGTCTAAGCGACAGTGAGCGTGAAAAAATGCTCAATCTGTATAACCAAAAATTATCTGAATACGAACCAGCAGCCGTGCGTGTTGTGCTTTCAGAAATGTCTGAGACAAAAACGTGGTGGCCTAGCTGGGCTGAAATACAAGCTGCTCTTGGCCCGTATTCAAACGACACTCTCCGACTTCATCACTCTCTTAAACACGTCCAACGAAAGGAATTAAAACTTGGATAAGCTTGATAGAAAATCATACATCGGATCATCTGATGCTATTGATATAAAAAATGGCAATTGGCTTAAAGTCTGGTCTGAAAAAACGGGCCGAACAACGCGCGAAGATTTGTCTGATAATTTTAAAGTTCAGTTAGGCATTTTTACTGAAAACTTTCACTTAGACTGGACTTTTAACCGTCTGCAAATTGAAGCTGGCGGCATTTATACAATGTCTAAAGATTACAAAGGCAAGCAACACTGGGCCACGTATGACATGTGTGGAAGCCACCCTGACGCTATCCTTGAGGAAGGGGCAGGGGATACAACCCCATTGGAAGTAAAACACTCTGGCGGCTTTCGTTTCCGCGATGCTACCGAAGCCGCACGTTTTTATATGCCACAACTTCAGCATCATATGATGTGCTTTGGCTCAGATAATATTCTGTTTTCAGTCATTCGTGGCAATGACGAACCAGAGCGTATCTGGATCGGGCGCAGCCAACCTTACATCGATGACTATTATGCTAAATGTCAACAATTTTGGGAGCATATGGAAAGCGATATTGCACCAGCACCGTTTATTCCACAGGAGGAAACACCAGCAGAAACAAAAATATCAGATCAAATACCGTTTAACGGAAAAACGCGCAGATCAATTCAAACAGACAACCATGCCACTGTTTTGATTGGTCAGTACATTGAAACTAAAACCGCTGTTGTTGTTCACGACAACGCAAAACGGCAACTCAAAGCTATGATGGCTGCCGAAGAAACCGAACTTTATTGCGATGCACTGCAAATGAAACGCAATAAAGCGGGTTCCATCCTCTTCAAAATCACCAAAAAGGAAGTACGTCCTAATGTCTAAATCAAATTCAAAAATTGTCTATACTGTTGTTGTAGACAGTGGCATTGATTTGCCACCTAAACCAAAACCAACTGGTCGCAAAAACGGCAGTAAGTATTCATTTCTTTACAATTTGCAGCCAAAACAAAGTTTTTTAGTACCTGACAAACGTTCTATGTACGCAACTGTTGCTGCTGCTCGTAAATTAGGCGTTAAACTTGCTGTTCGTAATTGGAAAACAGACGAACATCCAACTCAATACCGCATTTGGTTTATTGGTCATAAGGTTGCTGCCTAATGACTGATAAAAAAACTGAAAAGCCTCGCGTCATTGACCGCGAAATGGCTTTGTACGATCTAATCTCAGCGCAAGCTGCGTGTGATCCCGTCATAAAAAATGCAATCAATCCGCATTTCAAAAATCGTTATGCTGATTTAGGCGCGTGTATCGACGCATGTAAAAAAGCACTGCACAATTATCATTTTGCTGTGCTGCAAACAAACGGTCACGACCAGTTCGGGCAATATGTAATGACTTCCCTAATCCATGTATCGGGGGAAAAGTTTCAATCTGTTGTTTATCTGGTTTTAGATCGTCAAAATATGCAGGGTTTAGGCTCTGCAATTACTTATGCAAGACGATATGGCTTGCTAGGTTTAGTTGGCCTTGCGCCAGAAGATGATGACGGAAATGAGGCATCAAAGCCTAATATTTCTATGTCATTAAAAAAACCCACTAAAACAGCAACACTTCAAAATGCTAATGGAGACTTTTAATGTCTGATTACGACAACACAAACTCTGGCGTTATGTTTACGCCACACGCTGACCAGCGCATGATTGGTCAAGGCAAGCTTAACGTTGAAGGCACAGAAGACAGAGTAATCTTTGTTAAAGAAAAGCTTACCCGCGACGGTGAGCCTACTATTGTTATGTATAAACGTGCTGGCGTTTTGTTTGGCAATGACAAAAAAGGCAATGATCGTGCGCCTGATTATTCTGGCCCAATTGACGCCCACCCCAATCACCGTATTGCTGCGTGGAAAGGGGAAAAAGAAGGTCGTTCGTATTTGTCCTTAAGAGTATCTGAAAAGCAAAATCAAAACGTCGAAACTTCAGCTTCTCAATCACAAGCCCCTGCACCTGCTGTACAAGATTTAGATGAAGTTCCTTTCTAAGCTTTGTCAGTCTTGTGACAGTCCAAAACGCTGTAGTTTTAACCAAAGTTGTCGTCGCGCATTACGTGCGGCGGCAATACCCAAACCCTCAAACATTGTAAAGTTTCCACGGAGCAAACATGAGACAAACTACTTCAAGAATTTACGCAAAGATACTTGATGATTGGCCTTCATTTGCAACTGGATTTATTCTAGGCGCAGCTTTTATGGCTTCACCAGCAATTGCAGTTTTTCTTATGATAATCTGCCTTGTTTCTCTTGCTTACAAGTATTCGAGGTAAGCATGAAAAAACCAAAAATAAACAAAATTTCGCTGCTTCATTACTTTCAAAAAAAAGATCAGCAAATTTATGACACCACTAGGAAAAAACCAACAACTGAAGGCTTAACAGTTATTGGTGAAGCAGAGGGCGGTCTTTTAACACCCTCAAATGAGAAGTCAGTCTTTATACCTTTCTGCTGACTGTCTTATTAATTGAGAGGGAAAACTTTACTCCGAGGTTTTCCCTCTCTTTGTTTTCAAGGAAATCAAATGACCTCAATATATGAAATTAATTATGCAAGAAATATGCATGATTTTGAAAAAGTTCAAATTGTTTTAAAACAACGCCCACGCCTTCCAGACAATACATCAATTAAAATAAGAAATGAGCGCAAAAAAGGCTCTAACAAATCTTACAATATAATTTTTGATTATCTTTTAAACGCAACTGAGCCTCATACAATTACTCAACTTGCTGCCTTGTTAGATATGTCAAATTCAAAAATAAACTGGAATTTAATGCGGCTGCTTGAAGCGGGATTAGTCCGAAAAACTCTCATACAATTTTGGCAAAAAAACAGATCAGAAAGGAAATATGTTTATTATGTCTGAATGCGAACATTGCGACGAGGGCTGGATTAAAGATGAACGCCCTGAAAGCTGTGGCAGTGGCCCCAGCGAACACTTTCATTGGATAATTTATAAAGAGCCATGCACACATTGCAATCAAGCTGATCTTGATGATGACGGACAACCTGATGAAGCCCAAGAATGGCACGACTTTGATCCAAATTGCTAGGAGGCAATTATGAATAACATAACAATTTTAACAGATACAGAATTACTTGAGCATTATGAAAATGCTGCTGCTACTGATTGCGGTTCTATTGGTCATACTAAAGGAGCAATGAACGAAATTGCTGCTAAACAATACGCTGTTGAATTAGTGCAAAGAAAAAAACCAGTTCCTGATTATTATACTGCCGCAGAAAAAGGAACATTTAACGGAATTGGATCGTTTTAATATGAAACTAAACCTTGATGAACTTCATACATTAAGAGAAGCTTTAGGTATAGCTAACACGCACGTTAATAATGACGTTGTTGGTGCCGAATATGCAGGCGAAAGATCTGGATTAGAAGAATTTCTTGAAAAAATAGAAGATTTGCAAAAACAAATAAACAAAACAATTGTTCGCAAACGCAAACAATCTTTTAAAAAATCAAAGGTAGAACTTAGTGATGATTGGATAGACTTTATTTAAGCTGGGGTATCTTCTTTTACGCACCTAAATCGTACTTGAACGTAAATGCCACTTTCTTTCCATAAAGTCATTTGCATCCACGGTTCTTTTTCACCACCAGCTAAATAACATGCAGTTTTTGTTTTAAATCTTTGATCGTTTTCAAGCAGCATGTTTTCGCCATTAGAAAAAAGAGCCCAAAAATACAATACCCAAGGTGTCATCCTGACAACCACTTTTTAACATCAAAACACGGACAAGCTTTTGCTGCATAACTGTTATGAGCAGAAACCTTTTTAATTCCGCGGTGCTTACACTTTAAATCTTTAATAACTTTACGCAGTGCTTTGTCTTGCTCTGGCGTGTAATTATCTAAAAATTGATCGTCAGAAGCGCCCCCTCTGCCGCCAAGAATTGTAACGCCAATGCTGTTAGAATTTTTGCCACGACAATGCGCCCCAGAACGCTCCATAGGTCTAGCAAATCCTACGTTGCCCTTGCGATCCAAGACCACATGATAACCACAATCTGACCATTTATTATCTTCAACATGCCAGCGCGTTAATTCTGACACAACATCGTCGATTGCTCTATCTTCATACCAGTTTGGTCTAGTAGCTGTGCAGTGAATTATAATCTCGTTTATTTTTCTCATTTGCCAAATCCTCGCATTGTTCTAAATCCAAATGACGCAGCTATTGATGCGTACATTCCCCATTTTACCCACTCTGGACATGTCTCCAAATTGGCAAAGCCAACTCTCATATGTTCTTGCAATGGAGGAAAAAAATTACCTGCCAAAATTAAAATAAAAACACATGTCCATGCTTCGTCTTTCCAAGAATCCTTAGAAGCCTCTATTGCAGATTGTTCCCAATCGGTTTCACTGGTGGCTTTCTTTAAAGCAATCTCAGCTTTAGATTTCTGTATCGCCGTTTTTCCGTCGATGTAGGAACCAGCTAAACCGCCTAATGCGGACACAATCGCGCCGATCATGTTTTTTCACTCCCTAACCAGACAGCAAAAGTTGCTGAAAAACAGCCAAATACAACGCTGCAAAAACCAGATTGGTTTAAAGTTGGGTCTTCCAATCCAATCATCCACGCAGTGCATCTAAACGTCATAATAGTTATAGCCAGCATCATTATGCGTGGCATAATTCTCCAAGCTAATATTCTTTCCATTGCTAAAGTCATATTTACCCCATTGCTAAAAGCACGGCTCCAACAACCGCTATGATTAAAATGCCAATAAGAACGCTGCTGCCAACAACAGCCATTTCGCCTACCATTTCCTGTTGTTCTTCTCTGGCTCTGCGTTCAGCAACCGCCTTATTTTTAGCTTCTAATGCTTGTTCTTTTTGAAGCTTAATAATGTCCTGCCATACGTTAAATCCAAAGCGTCCAATTACTAACGCCTGGCATTCTTTAATGGCTTCTTTTGCTAATTCTTGATCTATAACAATTTGTGTTGCAGATGCTCCTGTAGCTTTAGCTTGTCTTTCGTCACGTTTAAGCTGCTTGGTTGCATCAAACAGATTATCAATATCTCTAGTAATTGCGCCAATGTCTTTGGCTGCACCAATAGCACTTTTAATTCCTGTAATTGATGCTTTTATAAGCGCAGCACCAGCAAGTATTTCTGCCACCATTGGCCTTCTGCCTTAGTTTAAACCCCAAAGAATTGAGGAAAGTAAAACAATAATGGCCGAGGCAGCGCCCACTAAAATTCCTTCGATACGTTTTAAACGAATAAACAGTTCTTTGAATTGAAGACGAGATTCAGCCTCAATTACAGTTACTCGCCTGTCTAAAAATTCAATTTTAGAAAAAGCTTTATCCATGTTGTTATCCATTATTAAAAACCCAAATAAACATTAAACTACATCTACCTTAATTAAATTAACATTTGTGCCACCGTTACTCGTAACAAATTCCATTGTAGTTCTGGCATTAGGTTTAATTAAAGTTGGGCTACCCTCAGCAACAGACGAAGGTAAGGTAACTTGACAAGGAGAAGAGGTGTCAAAAAGCGTAATTGTTTTTAAATTATGACCACTTAACCACATGTATTTTCCATTAGGTGAAAAACCAAAGGCATAATTAGAGATGTCATCATTTAAAGCAGCAGTTGAAATTTCGTGTCGTGTTAAGTTAGCAGCATCACTCATAACATGTGGGGTAATAAGTGAAGTGTGAGTAATTTTTTCATATTGATTTCCGCACGCAATCAAAGTTAATCCATCTGGCGTTATTGTGAAGCCGCCTAGCGCAGCTGCACTGTCCGCAAAAGTACTACCGGTTACCGTTGGGCCGCTATCAGCAAGTACATAACCACCTATTGAACTTGCATCCCATGCAGTAGTAAAATTGAATTTATAAACATACTCGGAACTACTCATTACAAATAGATGCATTCCATCAGCAGTAATATGATGAGAATAAGGATTAGATACAAGAGATTTAGAATCATTATAAACTAAAGTTGTTAAATCAAATGCACCGGTCAAAGTCCAATGACGAAGCGAATCAGCGGTTGTCCCAGTAACATACATGTGCATCCCATCGGGACTAAAAGAAAAATCAAATGCGTTAGATTCATAACTGCCATAATAATAATTAGTAGTTTCTGTTGCAGCTATAGTTGTAATGTCCCAATTTGCAGTAAGTGCATATTGATGGATTCTATCAGTAGTACCGTTTAAAAAGAATATTTTATCTCCATCTGCGCTAAATCTTATTTGATAAATAAATCCATTTCCCAAAGAAGTTGGCCTAGCTACATTAGCAATTGGCTGAAAAGCACGATCTTGCCCTACTTCTGTTGTATCTGGAATATGATAACCCACTCCACCTGAACCAGAGTTAAAGCTATATTGCCATCTTGCTTTTGTAGGAACGTTAGTAAATGTAGGCGATGTTGTTGCAGTTAAAGTACCGTTATCAAAAAAATTGTTATTGCCTACGTTTAAAGCAGGGGTTGTTCCCGTTACAGATTGAGGCAAATGCAAACTTTCTTGCAAACCGCCTAAAAACCCTGTCATCGTGCCGCCACTTGTAGACAAAAGACCATCACCAGCCGCCGAGCCATTAAGCCAACCCTGACCGCCATTACCTGAAAAACCTGTATAAACTTTTAGTTTATTTTGAGCTGTATTATAAAATAAATCACCTTCAGCTGGCGTTCCAGCAATTGCATTATATGATGGATCAGTCGTGCCAGTTTTATACCGGTTAAAGAAATAATTCACGCTGCCTATGTTGTCTGCAACAGTATCAACAGCAGCAATATTATCTCCAACAGCATTAACTTCAGTGGAATACAAAGACACTCGGCCTATATCGTAAGCGTCTGCGGCTACTGTGGATATATCAGAAGCTATGGCAGCAACGGTAGTAATATTAGAAGACATTCCTGCCACGGTAGTTACATTAGATGTAATGCCAGCAACAGAAGAAATATCCGCAGTAATGTTTGCTGCATTTGTAACATCACTAGATATTCCAGCAACCGCAGTAACATTAGCAGAAATTCCTGCAACCGTTCCAATATCAGCTGAAATCTGCGTTACAGTAGAAACACCAGCTATATCTGGTCCTGCTTCTGGATTGCCTGTTGTAGAATTAAACGCAAGCACTTTTCCTGCCCTTGCCGTAGAAGATGGCAAAGTCATGTCGACTGTTGTTGCGTCCGTAAGTGGAGCGTTCATTGACCGCGTTTTGTCAAACTGATTTTCTTGCAAATTAGCGTAAATATTATCTATTTCGCCGTTTAACGCAGTAAGCGTTAAGCTGTCTGTTGTAGATCGAACCGCAGATGCTTCAGATACAACACTTACTGTTGAGTTTGTAACGCCTGTTTCTAAAGTAACAAAGTTGCCAGCTGTGCCATAAGCACTGCCTTGAGTAACAG